GCTTGGCCCAAAGCACCTCGCGATCCTCGCAGATCGTGGGCCGGGGGTGCGCGTCGTCAGCGGCGGCTATGGATCGGCCAAGACGTCGTTGGGCTTCGCCTTCGTCGTCGACCTCGGGCTGCGCCATGGCGAGCTCGGGCCCATCCTTGGCACAGAGCCTAGCTATCCCATGGTGCGCGACGTCATGGAGCAAACAGCGATCAAGTTCCTCGAGTTGTGGCGCCTGCCCTATCGCCATTGGAAGGCCGATCACATCTTCGAGATCGGTGGGCGAAAGCGCTTCGAGTTCTGGTGCCGGTCATTGGATCGTCCTCGCAGCGTCGAGGGCGTCAACGCGATCGGCTACTGGGGCGACGAGTGGGAGCTGTGCGACGTCGACGCCCTGATCCCCGCCATGCAGCGTGTGCGCGTCGGCGACGCCCTTGAGATCATGCTGACTGGCACGCCGGAAGGCTTCGGCGCCCCGTATGACCTCGTGCTGGCGAACAGGTCGCCGACGACGCGCGAGTACATCATCAGCATGCAGGACAACCCGTTTCTGCCGTCGTCCTACGTCGAGGAATCGGAGCGGCGCCTCGGGACGGAGTCGCTGATCGCCGAAAAAATCCACGGCGTCCGCATGGCGAAGGGGGGCCGCGTATACGGTCGCTTTGACCGCCTCACCAACAGCGTCCCCGTCGTCGAGCCTGGCAAGGGCGTGATCCAGATCGGGTGTGACTTCAATGTGAGGTACATGCATTGGGTGATCGCCGAGACGGACCTCGAGGGGCGCCGCGCGCACATCGTCGGAGAGGTCATCAAGGAAGGCGGCACCACCACAGACGAGCACGCCGAGCGCGTGGCTGAATGGATTGCGGCCTACATGTCTCGCACTCGAGGGCGGCACTATGACCGCACCGACGTCTACAGGATGAAGATCAAGGCGTTCATTGACGCGTCGGGGTCGTCGCTGCGCACCACGTCCTCGTTCAGCGACTTCATGCTGCTGACGCAAGCTGGCTTTCGCCCGATCTGCGACAGGGCCAACCCGCCCGTGCGCGAGCGCATCAACACGGTCAACGTGCTTTTCCGCGACCGTCGCGTGTCCGTCGACGTCGCCGCTTGCCCGATCTTGGCCAAGGGCCTCGAGACCCAGGCCCTCGACAAGAACGGCGAGCCAGAGAAGAAAAGCAACAACCTTGATCACGGCCTAGACGCCCTCGGCTATCTGGCTTGGCACCAATGGCCCGTTCATCGCCGCCCCGGCGTCGACGTCGTCACCCCTCGCGCGAGCGACGAATGGGGGTTCGTCTAGCCCCTTGACACGCACCATGCTACTGTGCTGGGCATGCTTCCAGACATGACCCACCAAGAGCGCGTGATCGACGACATCAAGGACAACGCCGGGGTGATGAGCCCTGAGCGGCTGACCGATCTCCTCGCGCAAGGTCGGCGCCAGCGCCCGCTCGGGTTCGACGAGGTCTCGAGGGCCATTGCGCTGCGCTACGAAGGCGACCAGGTCAAGATCCTCAAGGACGCCCTGATGAAGGCCTATCCGCGCACATGGCAGCGGATGCCGATTGACCCCGTCGGGTGGCTGCGTTTTTTCGCGCGCCAAGACAGCGGCGTCTACACACAAGCGGCCAGCCGTAATGTCATGGTCGGCGACATCGTCGACGAAGAGGCCACCGCCGCACTCGCGCGATACGCCGATTCTGCCGGCATTGACGACGTCATGCTTGAGGTCGAGCGCCGATGCAAGACCGGCATGAAGAGCGCTGCCGTCATGCTCGGCTGGCGCAAGATCACGACAGACGACCCGGGTGAGCTCGTCGCGCACGTTTACTACCCCCACGACGTCGTCACGATCTCCCATCCGTCGGCGCCCGACGACCCCCGCGCCCTTGTCGCCGTCGCTGTCCGGCAAGCGCGCCTCGACACCGGGATCAAGTCCGATCTCTGGTGGGTCTGGTCTCGTGAGCCCGTCGAGGGCGACGACGGCACCCTTATCAGCTTCGGGCCATGGTCTCACCGGCGTGTGAGCGAAGACGGCAAGATGGCCACGCCGGCGATGGTCTACGACGGCGAGCGCTTGCCGATCGTGATCTGCCGGACGGCCCCAGGCGCTGGTGGCGTGTGGCCAGAGCCCGACCGTGACGTCGTCGTCAACGTCGACTCCCTCAACGTCTCTCGGTCCAACCGGCAGCATGTGATCAACATGCAGGCGCACAGTCAACTTGTCGTCAACTCAAAGACGAAAGAGGAGGCCGACATTGTCGTTGGCCCAGACGTGCCGCTCATCTTTCAGGAGGAGGGGGCATCGGCGCAGTATCTCGTCAGCGGCGCCGACCACGAGGCCATCAAGGCGTCTGCGTCGCGAGACCTCGAGGAGCTTGGTGTCTCTCGCGGCAACAACCCCGACGCCTACGCCGTCGAACCCGGCGAGGCGCAAAGCGGCGTGAGCCGCATGATCGCCAACGCACCCCATGATCAACTCGTCGCCGAAAGCCGCCCAGCCTTCAAGCGCTTCGAGGAAAGCCATCTCTGGCCGACCATTATCGACGTCGTCAACGCCTTCGATCCCGCCTACACGTTTCCCGCCGACGCCCGTGTGGATGTCGAGTTCGCCAAGGGCAAGACCTACGAGGACGACGCCGCCAAGACTGAGCGGATCTTGCTCTTGCTGGACCGTGGTCTGATCGACGAGGCCGAAGCGCTTGTTGAGCTTGGCCGCTTCGGTTCGCGTGCCGATGCTGAAGCGTCTCTGGCTGCCCGTCAGTCGACGCGAGCCCCGGCGCTGCCCGGACGCTTCGAGGGCGGGCCGTTCACGCAGCGTGAGACGACTGAGGCGACCGAATGAGCGGGGCCGCTGCTGCCGGCGTCGTCGCCGACGGCGCGATTGAGGATCTGCGGCGGCTAGAGATCGCCGTCGAGCGTGACCTTTTCCGCTTCATGTTGCGCCTCGACACTGAGGCTGGTGAGGACGCGCTCATCAAGCGCCAGACGCAGACTCAAGCGTTCGTGCTCCGACAGGTGCAGCGACGACTTGAGGAGGCCGGCGAGGCCGTGCGCAGCGCGGCGGGCGCCCGCGCTGTCGAGGCGGTCGAGGCGGTGCTAGGGGCGCCACCGTCGACGCTGCCCCTCGACGTCAGGACCGAGTTAGACGCGCTGGTCAACGGCCAGATGGCCGACGTCGCGGCGGTATTCAAGGCGGGCGCCTTCGAGATGCGCGCTGCCGTCGCCGAGGGTGTCCTCTCAGGCGGATCGCTTGCCGACGCCGTCGAGCGGGTGCAAGGCGAGCTGAGGACGACCTATCGACGAGCTCAGGCGGCGGTCGACGCTGCGATCATGGCCGTCGGTCGACGCACCGTCATCGCCGCCGCCAAGGACTCAGGCATACCTGATCTGGTCTACGTCTACGTCGGCCCCAAGGACGTCAAGAATCGCCCCTTCTGCTCGCAATGGGTGGGCAAGGCGGTCATCGACCCCGAGAACCTCGACAACGGCCAGGGCTTGCCCGCCGATGACTTCTGCGGCGGATATAACTGCAGGCACTCATGGGCGCCGGCGCCTATAGATGACGTCGTCGCCGACGGCATCCCGATCTATCGTTCGTCTGGGGCCCGCTACATCGTCGAGGTGTGAGATGCCGATCGAGGTCAAGCGCACTGGCACGGTGCCACGATTCAACGCCGACAAGGCGGCCAAGATCATCCGCGCCTATGTGCCCGGCGCTATCCTTCGCCGCACAGATCGGGGCATCTCGTCGACGGGCGCGCCATTTGCGCCCTACTCGAAGAGTTACCGCGAGAAGCTGATCGCAGGCAGCGAGGACACCAAGGTCGATCTACGCCTCACTGGCGGGCTGATGAACAGCATCAAAGGAGTCGTGACGACGACGGCAATGCAGGTGGCGGTGACCTTCGCCCCCGACACCGGCACCTCGCCGCAGGTGTCTCTGGGCAACGGCAGGGCCAAGCGCACGGGGCGCCGATCACCGCCCCACAACGTGCTCGGCTGGTATCTGCACCACGGCAACGGCAAGATGCCGCCGCGCCCGTTCATGGGGCTGACGACGGCAGAAGAGACATCGCTCGCTAAGCTATTGCGCTCGGCGAATCTCTGGGGCTAGAGTCGCCTCAGCAAGCACTGGCGTCGGCCCTCGGCTATCCACATGGTGTGGGTGTCGGGGGCTGCGTTTTTGTGCGGGGCCCGGTTCTGACCAGCGCTTGACGCTTGCATATGCACTTATGTAAGCTGTCCGGCATGACCACCACCACCGCCCCTCAAGGCGAGCCCTCGCAGGCCACCGTTGACCCTGATCCTACGCCCGCCATCGTCGAGGCCCCCGACGAGGTCGCGGCGCTCAAGGCGCAGCTTGCGACGCTGCAAGCCAAGATCAGCGACGAAAAGAAGGCCGACCGCGCCGCCAAGGTGCGCGCACAGGAAGAGGCCGAGAAGGCGGGCAAGCTCGCCGAGGCCCTCGATGCGGCTAAGGCGCGCCTGGCCGAGCTTGAGCCCCTCGAGCCCCTAGCGCTCCGCTGGCGCTCACATGAGGAGACCCAGACCAAAGCCCTCGACGCCGAGGCCGCGTCTCTCCCTGAGGCTTTCAAGGGCCTCTACGCCCGCGCTGGCGACATCGAGGCCAAGGCCGAGGTGCTCGCCGCCTACAAGGCCGCAGCCGGCGCCGCCCCTGCCCCCGGCAAGGTCGCCGGCACCCCTCCATCCTTCGGGGCCCCCGCTGCTGTCAGCGAGGCCGACATTGAAGCCGCCGTCAAAGCCAAAGACGGCGTCAAGCTGCAAGAGATCAAGGCTCGCGACCCCAACGCCGTCAAGGCGTGGTTTGCGCGCATGGTCAACGGCGGTCGCTCGCAAGCTCCATCCCTGGGCATCAGCAAGTTCAGCTGATCCCGGCGCCCAACGTTTTGCGCGGCGCATGCCGCAACAGGTGCCCACATGGCTGTCACCAGCTCCACCACCGTCGCCAACTGGCTTCTGACCGAGGTCATGAGCCAGATCGCGCTGGACCCCCTTCGCGGCAAGTACGTCTTGCTCCCCTTCCTCAACATGCACTCGATCGCTGGCCAGTCCAGCAAGGTGCGCAAGATCCGCAAGAAGACGGCGATCGCTGCGGCTGTCGACGACACCGAGACCGCCGCCTTCACCAACCCCGCCTCGCTGACCCCTGCGGCGAACATCTCGATCACCCCGACCACCAAGGCTCAGGGTGTTCAGGTGACCGTCGACGCCGTCGAGCTCGCCCTCCCCGGCGCGACTCGCTCGCAGGTGATCGGCGCCATCGAGTCGGGCAACCCCTCTGTGCTCCCCCTCGTGCGCGACGCGATGGTGGAGATCCTCGAGGCGCACTACCTGCGCGCCGAGACCGACGCCCTCGCGCTCTTCTCGGGCGCCAGCGAGTCGGCTGGCAGCACCGGCCAGCCGATGAGCTACGCCTTCGCACTGTCGGCGCTGCTCAAGCTCCTCGACAACAACCCCGCCAGCGAGGACCTCGTCTTCGTGCTCGAAGAGCAGGGCGTTGCCGATCTGCGCACCGAGGCCATCACCGGCAGCGGCGCTGGCATCGCGTCGATCTTCGGCAGCACCCAAGCTGATCTGTCGTTCTTCAACCACCGCCCCGACGCCAGCCGCAACGGCTTCCGTGGCAGCTTCGCCGGCATCCCGATCTACGCGGCGAACAAGGCGATCATGCAGACCGCGAACGCCGCTGCCGACCGGGTGAGCGCGCTCATCGTCGCGGGTCGCGGGTCCACCGACGCCCCCGGTGGCGTGCGCGGCTTCGCCGAGATGGTCGAGCGCTACGAGCCCAGCCTGGGCTTCCAGTACGACCTCGCCGACGACACGCTCTTGGCCGTGGGCCGCTGGTGTCACGCCGTGGGCGAGCACACCGACGAGCACATCGTTAAGATCATCTACGACCTCGACTGAGGTCTCTGAGGCGGGGCCAATCGGGGCCCCGCCTTTTCCCTCCACATGGAGCGCCCGTGCGAAGAACGATCGAGATCCTCTGTATCAAAGACCCCCACGTCGTGACGTTCACAGACAATCACCTCACCAAGGACGGCGAGGAGAACAGTCTGCGGTCCATGACGCGGCGGGTGCTGTCCAAGCGCATCACGCTTGAGGACGGCTCGATCGTGCCGACCCACGTCGTCAGGGCGGTCGGCAAGTGGAAGCTCGGCCCCAAAGAGGTCGAGCCTGAGCGCGATGAGTTCGACGAGCTGCTTGACCGCCAGACGGTCAGCACCGACGACGCGCGCGGCAAGCGCTGGCATGAGCTGCGCCGAAAGAACATCGAGAAGAGCGATGATCACCGTCGTGAGGCCGAGGCCCAGCTTGAGCGCGCCCGTGGCGGCGACGTCGCCAAGGCCATCACCGAGATGACGCGGTCCATCGCGGGCCGCACCTCGAAGGGGGCCGCCAATGGCTGACATCAAGCGCGAGACCGTCGACAAGGCGGTGGAGCTGATCAAGAAGTCGAACCCCAATGTCTCCTCGGACCAGGCGCGTAAGATCGTGCGCGAGCAAGCCGAGCGCCTCAACAACCAGAAGCGCGATCGGCGCTAACAGGAGCAACGCATGTCCCTCTCAGGTCTCAACACTGGCGGCACCCCCGTCGTCCTCGTCGCCAAGATCAACGACGGCACCGGCGCGACCGTCACCGTCGCCGCTGCTGCCACCCCCCAAGCCGTCCTTAGCGAGACCCTGTTTCTCGAGGACACCAACACCTCAGGCGGTGGCCTGACGTGGGACCCCGCCACCGGCGTCGCCACCGTCGCCAGCCCTGTCGGCGTCGGCAAGTATGAGGTCTTCGCCCGCGCCGGCGACCTCATCGGCACCAACAGCGCCGTGATGGACCTCGAGATCATGGCCGTCGAGGGTGGCGCGGCCATCGCTCAGAAGGGCATCGGCGCGCGCAAGACCGAGCTGGGCACCGCTGCCCGCAACGGTGTGGCCCCCGCCTTCGCCGTCGTCGACCTCAGCGCCGTGGGCGACACGGTCCAGTGTAACCTGCGCGTGGGCACCAACGGTCACGCCGGCGTCTTCCGCGACTTCGCCCTGGTCATGCGCAAGATCGGCGACGCGGGCTGATCAAAGCGATGATGCTTTGACGACGACGAGCGCCCTTTGTGGCGCTCGTCTTTTGACGGGAGTCTGGCATGTGGCGATCGGCAAAAGACGCGGCAAGGGCTCTCGGGATCAGCACAAGGTCACTGCGGGAACGCGCCGTGGCCGGCACCGTCAAGCGCGAGCGCGGGCGTTACTTCATCGAGCGCGGCGCTCGGTCTGACGTCGAGCACGTCATGGTGTGCAGCGACGTCCACGTTCCTTTTCATTGCCCCTTCGCGTGGGCTGCCTTCATCAAGCGCCTGCGCTACTGCGAGCCCGATCGGCTGGTCATTAACGGCGACTTTGCCGACTTCGCGGCTGTGTCGTCGCATGGCGACGCTGGCGGCAAGGTGCTCGAGGACGAGGTCACGGCTGTGCGTCGCGAGTTGGCCTTGTTGCGTGAGATCATGGGCGACAAGCCGATCCACTACGTCCAAGGCAACCACGAGCATCGCTACGCGAGATTCATCGACGGCGAGGCGCCAGCGCTGAAAGGCATGGAGTCATGGCACAGCCTGCTCGGCCTCGCTGACTTCGACATCACGCATACCGCCTACGGTGACGTCCACAAGATCGGGCACCTTGGTTTCACCCACGGCGTGTTCGCCGGCATGCACTACGCGAAGCAACACCTTGACCGCTACGGGTGCAATCTGGTCATCGGCCATTGCCACCGGGCCCAGATAT